AACCGTCAATAAACCATAAAGAGAACCACTTAACACACAATGCACAAAACGTGCAGGAAAAGTTCGAAGAGTTCTGGGAGGCATACCCCAAAAAATCCGGACGCCGCGCAGCGTTCGAGGAGTTCGAAATGTACGGCCTGAAATGGGACGCCATAATCGACGGGGCACGACGCTACGCCGAATCCACAATCGTCGACGGTGAGGAACGCTGGATAAAATCCCCGGCAAACTTCATAAAAGACCAAACCTGGCGGCAACGATTCAAACCCGGAATCGAAGCACAACGCCGAGCACGCGCCGCGGTCCAAGCACAACAGCAACAAAACACCGAAAATGAAGTGCGCGAACTACCCCCAAAATGTAAACACAATCCAACCGTGTCGGTGCTAAAGTGTGAACTATGCCGGGACGAATGGCTAGCAACAACCGAGTGAAAGGAAACCCAATGTTCAAAAACCGTCGAGCCACCAAACGGCTCGCGATCAAGGTCAACACACTCGCCACCGCACAGATGGCAATCCTTGACCAAATCAGCAAAACCCAGCGTGAACTTTACGCAGCACCAAACAAAACCGCCAAAGCAATCAAACAAGCAGAACTCAACGGAGTCCGTAACGCACTAATCGCGTTGCAGGCCGTCGAACTCACAAAGTAAGGAAACCCAAATGGAAAATTCCGAAATGCGGCAAAGTTACTACGAGGGCGCACTAATTACGGCAAAATTCATCGAGGAAAAACTAAACGAATTTCTAACAAAATTCGAATCCGAAGACGGAGTATGGATTTTAGAAAACGAACTCAATGACATCCCAAGAGAAGCGTCGCTAGGATTCCTGGACGGAATCAAATTCACAATCAACCACATAAACTGCATGGTGCAGGATATGGAAACAACAAACCCATTCGAAAGGAACTAATCATGGCATACGTCAAAATCGAAGGAATCGTCGACCGACAAATCGGCGAAAACGGAATCATCGGATTCCGCGTCAAAGAAACCGTCACCAACGCCAACACCGGACAGAGCTGGGATGTCGTCTGGACCGTCTGGCAAAAAGGCGCAACCGTGAACCCCGGTGACATGGTCGAAGTACGCGGCGAACTCGGAGTCAAAACACGCGAATACACCGACCGCAACGGACAACCAGCAACAACCATCGACCGCAACATCAACACACCCGAAGTCAAGGTGCTCAAGGCCGGTGCACAAAAGCAAGACGCATGGGGCAACCAACTCCCAGAAGTCGAGCCGTTCTAATGGTCGACCGACAAGACTGGATTGACTGGGACAACTCCATGAAAGCCCACTACGACCAAATCGACGTCACATGGAAAAACGACCAACTCCTCGCATGGAAACAACAACAAGACATCAACCGGTCAATCCACTCATTCAACGACTCCGTCATCGTCGCCATCGAGGAACTACACAAGGAACAAAACCAAAACCGACGCATGATCGCCATCTGCGGAATCCTCATGGCCCTCAACATCATCGTCGGATTCATCGCAATCATGGAGGCAATCCGTGGCTAACATCGTCTACCTCACACACCCCGTCGACAAAGAAGCCGGACGAATCTACGACCTAATCTGGAAAGCAGCCAACGACGCACGATGGAAAGACGGCGACCCATTCATCGCCGACCACCTCGAAAAACTAGCCAACGACCTCTACACCGAAGTCCGAGAACGCGCACTACGACGATGAAAACCCTATTCCTAGACATCGAAACAACGCCCAACATGGCGTACGTTTGGGGTCTATGGAATCAAAACATCGCCATCAGCCAACTCGTCGACCACACCGAAATGCTATGCTTCGGCGCCCGATGGGACGGACAAAAACAAGTCACATTCAGATCCGTACACGAACACGGCAAAACAGCCATGCTCGAAGAAATCCACCGACTACTCGACGAAGCCGACATCGTCATCGGATGGAACTCACAATCATTCGACATCAAACACATCTACCGGGAGTTCCTAGAAAACGGATTCCCACCACCAGCACCACACCGCGACCTCGACCTCATGCGCGTCGTCAAACAACAGTTCCGACTACCATCAAACAAACTCGACTACGTCGCACAACTCCTCAACGTCGGACAAAAGACACCACACACCGGATTCCAACTCTGGCTCGACTGCATGGCCGGCGACACCAAAGCATGGAAACTCATGCGCAAATACCAAATCCAAGACGTCAACCTACTCGTCGACCTCTACGACTACCTCAAACCATGGATCAAGAACGGCCCCAACATCGCAGCCCTACAACACGAAGTCAACGGCTGTCGCAACTGCGGCAGTAACCGACTCGAACGACGAGGCGAACAACTATCCGGACGAGGACTATTCCAACGCTACCGGTGCAAAGACTGCGGCACATGGTCACGCGGACTCAAGACATTCACCACACAACTAGGAAATATCTAATGCCAGCCAAAAACCGTGGCGACCTCAAAGACCCGAGATATCTCAAAGCCCGGCGATGGGTGCTCGACAATAATCCTCAATGCATCATCCCCGGATGCCCCACCCCAGCCGACACAGTTGACCACATCATCCCCGTATCCCTCGGCGGTGACCCATACCTCACCGCCAATATGCAACCGATGTGCAACAAACACAACGGACAGAAAGGCGCACGTTTAACCATACCCCGGGTTGACTGGGTACACCCTCGCTACGGAATAAAAATAGGGTAGTACGTTGGTGAAAAAATCCCACCCCGATTTTTTTGAAGGGCTTTTCCTCATCCCGCGCCCCTCCCCTCCATGTGGTTATTGGGCAAAAAGGTTTCGGGAAACTGCACGAAAGGTACAATGGACGACATGACTGAATCGAACTGGCGCGACTGGCCTGCGTCTAACCGCATGGCTCTTGAGGCGACGCTTGACGCGTTGCCGTGGCTGGACTCGGAGCACGCCGCGGTTGTGGCGTTGCTGTTGTCGACGGCTTCATCGTTGGATGAGGAATACACGGCGGCGAAGTCGTCGTCGTATTTGCAGGCGTTGCGGATGTTGCGGAACGCGGCGCCGGAGGGTCAGACTGTAGATCCGTTGGATGCGTTGTTGCGTCGCTGATGTTTGCCCCGACCCGTTACACACCGACTCTCCGCGACGATTACGTTTCGGACATTGACCAGTACCTGCCGTACATTCAGGCGTGGTGGTCGATTGCGTCGCCGGGGTTTGTGTTTGACGACTGGCAGATTGAGTTACTGCGTCGGATGACCGAGGTTGACGAGAACGGCGACCTAAGGTTTAGATCCGTATTGGTTTCGATGGGCCGTCAGAACGGTAAGACGGAACTGGTGTCCGCGTTGGGTATCTGGTCATTGTTGCGTAAAGAGGGGTCGTACAACGTCAGCGTGGCATCTACCGCGGAACAGGCACGACTCGTTTATGACCGTGTCCAACGCATCGTGGCTGCGAACCCGGACACGCTGGGTCGGTTGATGGTGAAACTGACGGACACGCGTGGCATGAAAACGAAGCATGGCGCGAAGTATGAAATCAAAGCGTCGAACGCGAACGTGTTGCAGGGTATTCCGGTGAACACGGGAATCGTTGACGAGTGCCACCTCGTCAGTGCCGAGGTGTGGGATGCGTTGGTGTCGGGTACGGGTGCGCGCGACAACACAATCATCATTGGCATCACTACCGCTGGCGACGAAAATAGCGAACTTCTAAACCGTCTGTATCAGAACGCAAACAAGGCCATCAGCGGTGATGAACAGTTTGCCCGATTCGGGTCGTGGATTTGGGAGGCATCCGAATCCGAAGTTCCCGACGACGACGACAAACTGATTGAGTTACTGACCGAGGCAAACCCGGCACTGCAGTCGGGGCGTATTCACGTGCGCAACCTCATTGACGATGTCCGGGCGTTGCCAAAAGACGACATCATTCGCTATCGGCTCAACCGTTTCGTCAACTCGGGCGACAAAACGTTCATCCCGCTCGACCTGTGGTGGAAATGTAGCAAACCACTCGACTACGAGTTTCCTGCCGGTGACATTGTGTTTGCGATTGACCGCACCCCGGACTGGGCACACGCCTCGATTGCCGCCGCCGTCAAAATCGACGATGTCATCCACACCGAACTTGTCGCCTCGATTGTCAAACCGACCATGGAACGGTTGCTTTACATTTGCGGTCAACTTGCCGCGTTCTCACCGAGGGCCATACTCGTCGACGGATACACGCTCCGCGATCTACACAAAGAACTCTCCATTCGCGGTTTCAACGCCGATGTCATGTCGCTATCAGATGTTGTCAACGCGTCATCGCTGTTCTTTAGCCGTATCGCCCGTAGAACGCTCGTACACGCCGGCGACCCGTTGCTGACGGTTCAGATACCCCGGACGGTCAGAAAACTCGTTGGCGAGGGTTTTAGGGTCTCTCGCAGGGATTCTGCGGTTGAGATTGACGCGGTCATGGCGACACTAATGGCGGTGTACGGCGTGGAAACTTTACGAAGTCAGACCATTCAGGTATTCTAGTATTTGTTCGTTGGCTCGCACCGAAATCCTGCCCGGGGTAACGAACAGCCATAGTCGGGTCGGCGGCTATGGCATCCTCTTTCTCTCTCGATCCGATAGGACCTGCATTGGACAACGAATCCGCCAACGGCTACCCCATCCCACCAGTCGACCCGATGGATTTCTTTCAATGCGATTCCTGTCAATAAGGGCTGTAATGGTTTCGCCCGGTAGAAAAGCCTGAACGGGAGTCTGCTGGTACGTGGGTTCGATTCCCACACAGTCCACGACACGCCGAAACCACAATATCTAGTGGTCAGACGGAATAATGTCCACTAGATATGGTATTCTGTATGTAATGGGATTTTTAGAGTTTCTAAATCCGTTGCGACCTATTGAGGTGGCACGTTCCGTCGCGCGTGATTTCGACATTCAAGCACGATCCACCGGCATTGTTCCGCCACCGCGGTCAGCAACTTCCGGTGTCACCACAAACGACGCACTTTCACTCGCAGCCGTCTACCGTTCCGTCACCATCCTCTCGACGGCGATGAAGCAGCTCGGGATTCACGCCTACCGCGACGAGGTCAAAGTCACCCCGACCCCGTTGTGGATTCGCCAACCGGACGCAAAGCAGACACGCGAAACGTGGATGGAGGCAACGGTCAACAGCCTCGCTTTGTCGGGTAACGCGTACTGGCTGATTTCGCGCAACCCTCGTGGCGAAACGGTAAATCTTGAGGTGCTGAATCCGTTCAACGTCATCATTCAGACTGACGATTACGGCAACCCAACGTCGTATTTCTACAACGGGACAACAACGTACGCATTAGACGCGATTCAGCACCTCGCACTTATGCGCGTCCCCGGCAACGTGTACGGACTCGGCCCCATTCAGGCCGCGCAGAAAGAACTGTTGGCGGCAAAGGACACGCGCGATTATGCGTCGGCGTGGTTCACCGATTCGGGTGTGCCCAACGGCATCCTGAAGTCGGATCAGATGTTGTCGCCCGACCAAGCGAGCGCAGCGAAAGATGCGTGGAACGCAACCGCCGGCGCAAAGTACGGTGTGGCTGTTCTCGGTAACGGTATCTCGTATCAGCCGATGTACCTGAACCCTCGCGACGCCCAGTTCATCGAAAACCAGCAGTTCTCGGTCACGCAGATTGCTCGCCTGTTCGGCATCCCAGCAAACATGATGATGGCGTCGGTTGACGGAAACTCCATGACCTACACCAACATGGAACAAGAACAAATGGCGTTCATCCGTTACACGCTCGCCCAATACATCGTCGAAATTGAATCGGCGATGTCCTACCTGTCAACGCGTGGCACAGAGGTCAAAATCAACGTCGACTCGTTGCTGCGTTCAGACACTTTGACCCGTTACCAAGCCCACCAAATCGCTTTAGCGTCCGGGTGGTTGACCATCGACGAGGTGCGAGCCATTGAGGACTTGCCCCCGACTGGAGGAGTTGTAAATGACGGAGATGCTTGAAATCCGTGAAATGGAGTTTCGCGTAACCGACGCCGACAAGCGTGAGGTCGCCGGAATCGCTGTCCCGTATGAGCGTGTCGAGAACGGTGAAATGTTTGCCCGTGAATCGGTTTCGCTAGACCCCGAGGCAAAACTGATGTGGCAGCACGACCAGCACGAACCTATTGGCAAAATCGTTGACGGTCGCCACACCGAGGCAGGGTTTGAAATCCGGGCACAGTTGTCAATGACCCAGCGAGGACAAGACGCACTCATTCTCCTCGAGGACGGAGTCATCAACCGATTCTCCGTCGGATTCATCATGCGCGATTCCAAAATCGCCGAGGATCGCACCCGCGTCGTCACCGACGCGTACGTGCGTGAAGTTTCTCTCGTATCGTTCCCATGGTACGAGGGCGCAACCGTTACGGAAGTTCGTGACGAACCCGAGTCGGAAGTCCCGACCTCGGCCCCCATCAAGGAGGAACAAATGGAGGACACCACTCCGTCGGTTTCCGACCTCGCCGAGGTTCGCGAAGCCATCACGATGCTGGAACGTGAAGTTGCCGGCATCAACAAGGTCGAGGCCCCTGCCCCGTCCTACCGCTCGGCTGGAGAGTTCTTGAAGGCTCTCGTTCAGGGCGACCAGAACGCGGAACGTGCCTACACGGGTGCAACCACCGCGGAATCCGTTACCACCCCGGTTGACTTTGACCTCATCCGCCTCGTCGAGGGTGCAAACCCGCTCGGTTCGGTGTTTGGTCGCGGCGTTACCCCTGCAGAGGGAATGACCATCACGTTCGCAAAGGTCGACTCCATCACCGACGGAACTGGCGCACAGGCTGCGGAAGGTGACGACCTCGGATACTACGAGTTGAACATCGGAACGGACTCGGAGAACATCAAGACGGTTGGAAACTACGCGGAACTTTCGCGTCAGGCCATCGACCGCTCAACTGTTCCCTACCTCGACAGCGTTCTCCGTGGACAGGCTATCGCCCTCGGAAACTCGCTTGCTTCGGAACTCCGCACCAAGTACCAGGCTGTCTGCGCTTCGCAGGTCACGGCTGGCAACAAGGTCACGCTCGCCTCGACTGACTACGCTGGCTGGGTCGGTGGACTCGCTGACGCATCGGCGAACTACTTCACCCCCAACGGTGTCCAGATTGACGCACTGATCGTCGACAAAGCCACGTTCAAGGACTTGCTCGCGCTCGACGGAACCCCCGTCATCTCGTTCTCGGGCGAGGCTGTTGGTGCTGTCGGTTCGGCGAACGTGTCCGGACTCCGCGGAACCATCGCCGGAATCCCCATCGTCGTCGACGCCGGACTCGACCACGTCAACAAGGACGAATGTGCCTTTGTGTCGTCGCTCGCTCTCCGTCAGTACACCTCGGGTGCGCTCCGCCTCTCGCAGGAGAACGCGGTCAACCTGTCCGAGGCGTTCTCGCTCTCGACCTACACCGCGGTCGCTGACGAGTACCCGGCGTTCATCATCCCCATCGACCAGACGGCCTAATCAAGTCTGATGGCACACGAGTACCGAGGCGAATGGCAGGAACTCCGCGACTACGTGGGGGCTTCTGGCGTGGACAATGACTTTGTCGAACACTGTTTCGACGAAGCCACCGCGCTTGTCAACGAATACATCGGCGACGCCGTTGTTGACGCTGACGCACTTATTCGCGCCGTCCTCGAATGTGGATCAGAGTTGTACCACCGACGTTCAGCCCCGAATGGGGTCGCGCAGTTTGCCACGCTTGATGGCGGTTCAGCCATCCGTGTCGCTCGCGACCCCATGGTGGGTGCATACCCGATTCTCGCCCGGTGGATGCCTGCCGGAGGATTAGGGATTGCATGATTGCAACAGCACGTTCCACACTTGCCGCCCTCATTGAGGGCGCAGGTATTACGTGCCTCGAATACATCCCTGAACGGATTACACCGCCCATCGCCGTCATGGAACCCACGTCAGAGTGGATTGCGTCTGGCGAGAACTTTGGCGAGTTTCGCATCGGTTTCGATGTGACACTCGTCACCCAAACAGCATCAAACAACAAAGCAACGGGCGACCTCGACACGATGGTTGAGGACGTCCTTGCGGAGGTTGCTGACACCGCCGGATTTTATGCCAGCAGTGTCACGGCCCCAACGGTGCTGGCGGTAAACAACGCCGAATACCTGTCGGTGGCTGTCACGATCTATCAAAACACAAGACTGTAAAGGAAACAGTAATGTCAACACGTATCAAGGCGAACGCCCTGAAACTCACCATCGACGGTGACGACTACTGGGCAGACTTGTCCAGCGTTGTCATGCAGTCAGAGGAAGCCGCAACCGATGTCACCACATTCAGCGACGCGGCAGACGGCGGCAGCCGGGACTGGTATTTTACCGTTTCCGGTATTCAGTCGACCGACTCCACTTCGTTCTGGATGGCGATGTGGGACAACCCCGGTTCCGAGGTTTCGTTCATCTACGCCCCTCACGGCAACGCGTCAGCGTCGTCGACACAGCCCCACTTCACCGGAACTGTGCGCTTGCCTGCGCGCGGATCCTTTGTTCTGGGTGGGGAGGCCTCCTCCGATGGGACTTTTTCGTTTGACGGTGTCCGTATGGACATTGTTGGCGAACCCGTCAAGGACACAACCCCGTAATCCTGATGGCAGGTGCGTCTGGCGATTCCGTAGGCATTTCGCTCTACACGGATACCAAAGGGCGCACCTCTATCAAAGGGTTACACGAAACCCGACGCGCGTTGATGGCTATGGGCATGGAACGCAACCTGTTCGAAAAGTGGATAAAGCAATCAGCGATTATCACGGCTCGTGAGGCTGGTCGCATGGCCCCAGTTCAATCAGGACGGCTTGCCTCATCTATCCGGGCACAAGCATCCAAAAAATACACATCACACGGCGCAGTGAAACGAGCTTATGGCGGTGTCGTTCTCGGACGCACACCATACGCGCGTCAAACCTCGTACGGTATGCGACACGATGCAGGACAAAACTCAATAGCAGGCGACCGCACATGGCGCAAAACAACCCGAGGGCGCAACAACGAGTTCATGGTCAAAGCCCGTGAACGCAGCAAGCCCGCAATCGTCCGTTTTTGGCGGATGAAAATCAAACAATGGACAGAATCGAAAGGCTTCGAAACCAATGGACTTTGACGACATCACTCTCGGCGAAATCGCCGAAATCGAGGACTACGCCGGACTCCCATTCTCCGAAATCGGTGAGGAAAAGGTCGGCGTAATCAAACTGCGTATCGCGTTGGCGTGGGTGCTCAAGCGACGCACAGACCCGTCATTCACAATCAAAGACGCAGAGCGTTTGACAACGTCAGACATGGCTGCACTGTTTGAAAGTGATGACTCCACAAAAAAATAAAGAATGACCGGGCGGAGTTGTTGTCACTGTTGGTGGTGATGGCTGGAATCTCGGTCAGCGAAGCAAAACAGTTGACGGTGCGTGAAGTGAACGCGATTGTCGACGCACTACAGAAACGGGGAATGTGATGGCTGTGCCAAACATGATCGTCACATTGGTCGCAAACACGACCAAGTACGCTAAAGGACTCCGTGACGCTGCCGGACGCACCAAGACGTTCGGAACTGTTGCTGTAACCGCGTTCCGCACCGCCGCCGGTGCAGCCGTTGGTTTAGGTATTGCGCTGTTGAGGGCCATTCCAACACTCGCGAACATGGGTGCGGAATCCCGTAAAGCGGATATTCAACTGAAGTTCATGTTGGAAAACATGGAGGGCATCGGCGTTGAAACCAACAAAACCGTCGCCCGGATGGCGGAATATGCCAAACAAGTTTCTAAAGCCACTGGTATTGATGATGAACAAGTAAAGGCCGTTCAACGAAAACTGTTGGTGTTTAAATCTGTTCGCTCAACCGCGGATGAAATGGGTGGCGCATTTGACCGGGCAACAGACGCGGCTATTGACCTCGCCGCCGCCGGTTTTGGTGACATGGAAACCAACGCCGTCAAACTCGGGCGAATGTTGGAGAACCCTCTCAAGAACCTTGACGCGATGAACCGCGCAGGTATCGTGTTTACCGATACCGAGCAACGCAAAATCGAAAAACTTGTCAAGTCGGGCAAACTGCTTGAGGCGCAGGATCTGATTCTGGAATCCATTGAGACTCGCGTTGGCGGTTTGGCGGAGGCTGCGGCGACACCGTTTGAACGGATGATGCAACAGTTTAACGATATGGGTGACACCATTGGTGAGGCGTTGCTGGGGCCGTTGGAGGACATGAACACCGAAATCTCCAAATGGATTGCAACTCCTGAAGCAAAGAAAGACCTGCAGGACATCGTCGACGGTTTCGTAATCATCGCGACTGCTATCGGTGATGCGGCGAAGTTTATGAAAGACGTAAAGACAACCCTTGACGACATCACTAAAAACAATAAGTGGTTCTTTGACGGCCTGCGGTTGTGGGTAGATGCAACATTCCCAAACGCGAACACGTTCAACAGTGGCAACCCGTCTGCCCCCGGTGGCCCGAGACCTATCGCCCCGACTCGCACACCAATCACGGTGAACTTCAACACCCCCATCGATTCCGTATCCGCCGGACGCGAAATCGCCCGAGTCCTGTCCGATTATGATCGCGCAAGGGGTCGCTAATGGCTGCGATTGAGGAAGCCGACCTCAAAGCGAACCTGTACGTCGAAACGTCGCCAGTGCAGGCCACCGCGTCGTGGACAAACCACATTGACACGGTACGCAATATCAACTTGACGCGCGGCGGTGTCGAACCCTTTATCGGAGTAAACAACGTCGAGGTCGGGTCAGGCACAATCACACTGGTCAACAACAGCGCAACAATCGAACCCGGCTACTGGGTGCGATTGCGCTACTCGTCAACCAACTTTTGGGCTGGCTTCGTTCAGGATGTCAACACGACCTATCGGTTCATCAACAATGTTCAATACGCAGTCAAAACGCTAGTCGTAATGGACTGGGTCGGGTGGATTTCACAATACTCGTTCGCCGATTACGAAAGCGTCGGAACGTCTTGGTGGACTCGTCTGCAAAAAATCAACCTGCAAATCGATTCAACCGCGGCGAACAAGCCACTAATCGAATACCCATCCGGAACGGCCACATCGTGGCAGATTCCGCAATACATCGGTCAAACATCCGTCGCCGAAATCCTTGACCTACTTTCCAACTCCGTCACCGGCGGATACTGGATGTCTACAACAACAGTTCCCACTGGATCAACGTCGGGCATTGACTCGCTCATTCGTGTTTACAACGTGCCCGGGTCGTTCGGCGGCGACGCAACATTTACCGACGGAACACACACCGGAACACCAACCGACCTGATTTACTACACCGATATCGAAATGTCCAAAAAGACATCAGCGGTGGTCAACAACGCGGTCATCAACGCCTCGTTCGCGGTTGACGGCGAAATGGTCGAAACAGAATATCAACGCCCCGATTCAACCTCGGTGGCAACCTATGGTTCGCGCCTCGCAACCATTGATGTTGGGATATCGAGCAGCCGAGTCGACAACCTGTTTCCATACCCGTCTTTCGAGGATTACCTCAACCGAACCGAGGACACAAACTTTTACTATTCCGCCGAAGAACCGTCTAAAGACTCTGCCGGTGCGTGGTCGGCGTGGAACGGGTCATGGGCATACCGGGCGTTCGCAAAAACCACAGCAGTCCCAACCGTTGCACTGCCACTATCGGAAGTAGTCGAAGTAACGGCAGGAGTAACTTTTTACGGTTTCGCTTATGCCGCGGCAAGTGCTGGCCTGAACTCACGAGCTCGATTCTTTATCCAGTGGCAGGACGACCAGCAAGCCATCATTTCAACATCCTACGGATCGTATGTAAACCACACGTCGCTCAAGACGTGGTACAAGACGTCGAACTCGGCGACGGCCCCTGCAAACGCCGTTTATGCCCGTGTCGGGTTACAGTTCTCGAGAACCACTGGCGCGAACATTGGGGCAAACTCCAAATACTGGACAGACGGACTTTATTTTGGCGCAACAAACGTGACCGACTGGTTCAGTGGCGACACCGCCGACACATCGACATATCTTTACGGATGGTACGGCGCACCAAACGCGTCGGAATCATTTCGGATGACCAACTACCTTTACGTCATCGCTAACGAGTTCTTGACCGACAACAAAAACCCCAAATATGCCCCGTTGATGTTACGAATCAACGCACAAGATAATCTCACCAAAGCATCAGCATTAGATCTCTACGCAAAACCCTCAATCTGGCTGTCGGGTTCAAAGTGGTTTTCGGTCATTACTGGAATCAATCACGAAATCAGCATCAACGCTGACGGCACGACACGCTGGATGATAGACCTTATCCTTCGACCATCTACAGCAGTTTAGGAGCAAACAATGAAACCAATAATCAAACGAATCCTCCGCGTCGCCGCGTTCGCCCTCGGTGCAGGAGTTACCGGACTCGGCGCCGGGTCAGTCGTCGGAATGGACATCATCCAATCCGCCATCTTTGGCGCACTTATCGGAGTCCTGGGAATCGTCGCCGCCATCTCATTCATCTTTGCTGGCAAGGGCCGTGTCAACGACGCCGATTTCGACGCAACCATCAACAGTGCCATCGAAACGGTTCGCTCAAAGGATGGGGAAAAGTAATGGAACCGGGCGTAGTGATTACGCTCGAGCGGATCTACGAAAAACTAATCGAACTTGAGTCGCGCCTCGGCGACCACCCCAAACAACTCGACGACCACGAACGGCGTATTCGCGACCTTGAAATGCGTGTGTGGGGATTCGCTGGAATCGGTTCAGCCCTGGCCGTCGTTGTGTCCGTCATTATCTCGAAAGTAGGTTGACCATGTGGTATCGCCCAACGTCAATGAAAAAACTGTCGGACACGTTCGCCGACCATAAAGCCAGAGGCTCGGTCAACCCTGGAGTGGATTACCCGGTTGCGATGGGAACACCCGTCAAAGCGATTGCCGACGGCAAAGTAAACAAGACGGTCAATAACACGACTGGTGCTGGCGGTCGCATGGTGCTCATGCAACACGGATCGTACAAAGCCGACTATCTGCACCTTTCTAAAGTGCTCGTCAAAGCCGGGCAGTTCGTCAAGGCTGGCGACGTTATCGGGTTGTCGGGTGCGTCGGGTAAAGGCAAGGAACGCGGCTACGGCCCCCACCTGCACCTGTCGATTCGCAAGGGTGGTTCGCACCTCACCGGCAAAGGCAATTTCGATTTCGAGGCGTTTATGAAAAAGGAAAACGACAAGCAAAAAGCGGCTGCGGCTGTCGAGGAAACTCCGGCGCAGTAGACGGGGTCGCCTTTCCCCCGTCGGGGTCGTTACGTTCTTGGGTTGCGTAACGGCCCCTTTCCTGTGCTACACTCGGACACACCTACTAGCAAAGGAGCAACCCATGTGGTTATCACCCGAGTTGACATTTATTACCAGCCTTATCGGTCAAGCAACAATCCTCGGCGCGATTGTTTGGTTGTTCGGTTCATGGATTCGTGACCGTTATGGTCGTTGACTGGTCAGAAATCCACCCGAACGCCGAGGTGGTCGCCGACGAACTGCGGCGGTTGCGGTTCGAGCAGGCCCTCGCAACAATCAAGGAACGACAACTGTTCATCGCCGACCTAACAGACGCTATGCGATCAGACCGCAAGTTTCGGGATACCAGACCGCGAAAACGACGGAAACGGCGTGTCAACGATTCGAGTCAGAGGTCACTGGCAGACTTTACCCAAAGGCAAACACTCCTAGGTGAAAGGATTCTCCGTGACCTTGCTAACAAAACTGGTGGAGATACGCAGTAACTTTGACGGCGACAACGACGCCGCCGACATTTTTGTATGCGTGGAGTGTCAGGACTCGCACGAGCATACGGTCACACCAGACGCGGAAACCAAAGAGGGTGACTGTGAGTTTGCAGACCACAAGTAACGCCGACAGCCTCCTGACGAGGCGTGTTGCGCAACACGCAACAGAGGCGTGGTTTGCTGCGCGACGAAACGGTGTATCCGCCACCGCCGTAGCCAACGCCTCAACCCCGGCAGGATTCCGTGAGGAAGTCTTGAAAGCGTTGTACCCGGAGGAATATCAGGTCCAAGACAACGACTACATGAAGTTTGGGCGCGACTGGGAACAATGGATTGTTGAAAAAATTCCGTCAGAGTTTGGCATCGTCGCCAACGACTGGCTGTTCCACGCCGAGGGCCACACATGGCAGTTGGCAACCCCCGACGGTGTATCGCTCGACGGGGAAACAATCGCCGAAGTAAAGACAACAGGCAAAGAGTGGAAAACAATTCCGTTGCGTTACCGTCGCCAAGTGCAATGGCAGTTGCATGTTACCGGGGCTGACCGTTGCGTTCTTGCATGGCTGTTACGCGGCGTAGACGAACAGGGCGAGTTTGTGCCTGCATGGTACGAACCCATGATTTCCGTTGTCGAACGTGACGAGGAAATGATTGCCGAACTTATTGCCATCGCAGAACGTCTGCAGATGGAGTGCGTCCACCAAACCCGACTAGACGAGGAACGAGAAAATGGCACGATTCAATCTTGACGACTACGAAACAGTCGAGGATAGACTCAAGCGAGCGCGAAAAGAACTGCCCGGGCTCCGAGTAGTCACCTCACTCGTCACGACCAACGAAGACCGTGAACGGAAACAATGGATCGTACAAGCGTTCCTCTACAAAACGTCGGATCCCGACGAACCGCCATTCGCGTCCGGCCTTGCGTTTGAAACTGACGGCACAGCCGGGGCAAACATGACCAGCGCACTCGAGAACGCCGAAACATCAGCCATCGGTCGCGCACTCGCCAACGGAGGATTCTCGGGCAACAAACGTGCCAGCCGTGAGGAAATGGCAAAAGCAAACCGCGGCAACGTGTCAACATTTCCGGTGCAAACGCCAACAATCGACGTGCAAAAGGCTACAAACGTCGACGAACTCAACGCACTATGGGCCGAGGCCGTCGCCACCGGACAATCCGCCGAACTTAAAGACGCCTTCAGCAAACGCAAAAGCGAGTTGCTAGATGGATAAAGATTTATCCGTTTCGATTCGCATTCAAGGACACCCGGTAGCCAAAGAACGCCCACGAGTCACTCGACACCGCGGAACATTTACACCAAAAGCAACCGTCGAATACGAAACAACCATTGCCAAAGCGTGGCGCGATCAGTACGGCGACCTCCAACTCGGCGGCAAACTCGAGGCGTTTCTGTACTTCGGGTCATTCACCGACGTAAAACAAGACGTCGACAACCTCGCAAAATCAGCACTCGACGGACTGCAAAAAGGTGGGGCGTTCGTCAACGGTGACGAACAGGTGTACAAACTCACCGCGTCAAAATACCCGACGACACGCGACGAGGAACACACGATTATCGTTTTGCGTTTTCTCGACTATGATGAAACCGCCTAGGCAGCACACCTGAACTTCCACCCCAGGCTGGCCTAGCAGTCGGGGGTGGTTCACTAGGAGGTAACAATGGACAAGCCCGGCGAATATGACGTGGTCCACCCGATATGGCAGCGGGGCCGTGACTGGGGAATACAAGAGGAACAAAGGCGAATCCTCGACGCAATCGAGGAAAATATTCACCATTTCGCATGGGTCGAAACCGACCTGCTTCGGGCCATCATCGCAGGTGAAAAATGACGAACAAACTTGAACGCGAAATAATCGTAATACCAAACGACAATCAACTTCGTTTTGTTTTCGTTTTACACGGACAACTTGGAACTGTGCAATTTGTTTTTCACGCACTTAAACGACCTGACTCGAAATATGGATTCAAAACTTACGAACATATGCCATGGGATTTAGGTTTTCATTGGGATCGCAAACCATACAAAGGTGCGTCAAAAATGCATGAATGTCGATACCGCGAGCAAGGGTATTGCTGGTATGGCGGTTCTGGGCTGAATGCAAATGATGTTTATGAAGCATTTGAAAAAGGCGGAACTGAATCTTTGTGGCCTGTTTTAGAAAAGTACTACAGCGAAATCAAGGCCGAAAAAAAGTGAGCGTTGAGAAAATCGCGGCGGTGCTACACCACGCACCCGTCAAAGGAACAGCCAAACTACTCCTCGTAGGAATCGCAAACCACGAAGGCGACGGCGGCGCATGGCCCTCAATGGCAACACTCGCCACCTACGCCAACGTCACCGAACGCAACGCCTCCAAAATGTTGCAGGTTCTCAAAGAACTCGGGCTGGTTGAAATCGACGAACGACCTGGCTGGACAAACATCTACCGGACAACCGTCGAGTGCCCGGCAGACTGTGATGGATCTACTAACCAC